TTTTGCAGCTCGGCGACTTCACGTTTTCCGAGTACGAAATCCCCGAGCGCATCACTATGGTGACGGCAATCCGCACCGTCGTCCGCAAGATGGTCGGCGGTGCGCGCAACGTCAACATGATGGGCTATGACCCGGCGCCGCTTGAGTGGTCGGGAATGTTGCTCGGCTCGAATGCGCTAGACCGCGCGCGGCAACTCAAGCAGATGGCGCTAGCGCAGAAGATGCTGACGCTGACGTTCAGCGAGTACAGCTACGCGGTAGTCATCAGCGAGTTCGTCGTGGACTTCGCGCGCGAGTACGAACTTGGCTACCGCATTCGCCTTGAAATCGTCGCCGACAACGCCGCGCAGGGGCCGACCGCGGCACCCGGCATCGATTCGCTTATCGGCGCGGATATTTCGACCGCTAACGGCATCTGCTCGAAGATCGGCAATGCAAGCCTCACGTCGAGCATGGGCACGCTGACGACGGCGATCGGCGCGGTGTCGAGCTTCGCGACGGCGGCAAAAAGCACGCTGCAAAGTGTTCTCGCGCCGCTCGCCACGGTTCAGGCGCAAGTTACAACGCTCATCGCCGCCGGCGAGAACACATTGCAGAGCGTTTCGACGGTCGGCGGCCTGCTACCGAACAATCCGATCGCGCAACAGGTGTCGCGCCTGACGAATCAAGTCAACACGATGACGCAGCAGCCTCAATTGCTGCAACTGCAAGGCGTTCTGTCGCGCGTCAGTACGAACATCGGCCAGATTGGATCCGCATCGAAGACGATCACGGTCGTCGGCGGCAACCTGTATGACCTCGCGGCCAAGTATTACAAGGACGCGACCGGATGGGTGAGCCTTTCCAAGGCTAATCCGTCGCTTGGCGGCGATCCGAACATCAGCGGCACGCAGAACATCGCACTGCCGGCCACGAATACCGCTGCATCTTCAGATGGAGTACCTAATGCCTAGTGCTGATCGCATTCTCGTGACACAGCCTGCCGGATTGGTGACTGTGCCGCGAGGTGCGGTCACGCTGGGATCTTCCGTATCAGGCGAAATGACGCTGTGTACCGCGTGGCTTGATTGGGAGGTCGAGAACAACGCGCTTTCCTCTGCTGACACGTTCTCGATCCGGTTTGCTGGCTCATCGCTGCCGCCTGCGACCGACGTGAACTGGTTCAGCAATCAAAAGGATCTGTACGTCGAAATTTACGCCGGCTTTCCTGACGACTACGACTATTTCACACCGCAAGAACTGACGAAGCTGATCTTTGGGCAAGTCGACACTATCGATTACGACATCGCGAGCGACACGATCACAGTGCACGGACGCGATCTGACTCGCGTTTTCATCGATACCAAGACGACGGAGAAGTTCCAGAATCAGACGTCGAGCCAGATTGCAACGACCCTCGCCAAGCGCCGCGGTTTAACGCCGAATGTTACGGCGACCAAGACGAAAGCAGGCGCTTACTACGACATCGAGCACGTCAACCTGATGGACGAGCGAACGGAGTGGGACATTCTGTCGTTTCTCGCGCAGCAGGAAGGTTTCATCGTCGCAGTGCAAGATAGAACGCTGTATTTCGGCCCTCCGCCAGCGGCTGACTCGACTCCTTATCCGATCGTCTGGACGCAGGTTAACCCGACGCAACTCGACTATCGCGCGATGGCTGGCAACGTCGAGGATATGCAGTTTCAGCGCACTTTGACGGTATCGCGCGGCGTGACTGTCATCGTTCGTTCGTGGAATGACAAGAACCAGTACGGCTTCAACGCCACGTATCCGCCGAAGAAGGTAGGCAGCCTGCAACCAGGTCAGGCGACAACGGCCGGCGGCGGCCAGGTGTTCACGTTTTTCTATCCGAACATCGACAAGCAGCGCGCGCTACAGATCGCACAGCAGAAGTACGACCTGATCGTTGCGCACGAGATGAAATTCTCCTGCCGCTTACCGGGCGACGTGACGCTCAACGCGCAGACGGTGATTCAGGTGTCGGGCACCGGCACGGCGTTCGACCAGACCTATTACCCGTCGCAGATCGTACGCCGTATGTCGTTCGATGGCGGCTTCGAGATGAACGTACACGGCAAGAACCACGCTGCAACCTCACAGGCGGTCCCGCTATGAGCGGCTATCACGAACTTGCGAACAACATGCGCACGCATGCGGAGGCGGCTGCCGGCCGCATCCCTAAGCCGCGTATGGCGCAGATCAGCAGCTACAACGCGTCGACGCACTCGGTCAAGGTGACGTTCCAAGGCGTCGGCGACTCGGACTTCACCGAAACCGGTTGGATTCCACTCGGCGCGGTGGGCGTCGGCAACGGCTTCGGCGTGCTGACGGCGCCAAATATCGGCGACATGGTGATGGTTTCTTTTTCGGACGGCTCCAGCGCGGCGCCGAAGATTGTTGGCCGCTTCTTCTCGAACGTGAACGTTCCGCCAAAGGTGCCGGCCGGCGAGACGTGGATCGTTCACAAGGCAGGATCGTCGCTGAAGTTCGCTAACGACGGCACGGTAACGCTCGTGACGCCATCGAACCTGACTGCGACCGTGGGCGGCAGCATGAACGCGAATGTGACCGGGGCTGCATCGGTGACGTCCGCTCAGTCTGCTGCGATCACGGCTCCGACGATCACTCTAGGGGCGAGCGGACAAAGCCTGCTCCAGTTCGTGACGTCGGCGTTCATGGCGCTGTTCAACGGACACACGCACAACGAAACTGGATCGGTAACGCTGGCGCCCAATCAGCAGATGGGTAGCAGCCACATGACATCAACGGTAAAGGGCGGCTAATGCCGGATCTCAATCATTTCTGGTCGAACGACCTGTCGATTGCTGCAAACGGCGATCTCGCGGTGGCGGACGGCGACACGCTCGCGCAACAGGAACTGCTCCGCGCGCTGATGACGAACCCGCAACTAGCAGACTCGGCCGGCAACCCGCTCGCATCGCCCGATTACACATGGCATGCCGACTTCGGCGCAGGCATCCCGAGGCGCATCGGCAAGACGCTCAACGTCTCCGAGCTGCGTGGCGCGATTCAGGCAACGATGAAAACGATCGCCGGCATTGCCACATCGCCGACGCCGGTTGTCACGGTAACGCCGTTCAACAACGGCGCCGCGGTGACGATCCAGTATGCCGACGCCGTGACCGGTCAGGTATCGACCCTCTCATTCGACATAAACCAATAAATGGCAAACGTACAGACGCAATCGCTGACGCAGATGCTTCAAAACTTTGCGTCTACGGTGCAGGGTTCGGTCACGTCCGCGCTCCTGAACTTCAACATCGGCACCGTGTTCCGCGCGCTTGGGGAAGCGGTGTCAGGCATCGCGCTCTGGCTGCAAGGCTTGATCCTGCAAATGCTGGCGCTCACGCGGGCATCGACGTCGACCGGCGCGGATCTTGACTCGTGGTTCGCTGACTTCGGTTTTTCACGGCTGGCGGCTTCGTATGCAACCGGCACGGTGACGTTTTCGCGCTTTACGCCAACGTCGCAGGCGGTTGTGCCGGTCGGGACCGTCGTGCAGACGACGGACGGATCGGAACAGTTCACGGTCAACACCGATACGACGAATCCGGCATACAGCGCAGCGCTCGGCGGATATGTACTGGCGCCGAATGTCGCCAGTGTGAGCGTCACAGTGACCGCGGTCACGGCGGGTACGGGCGGCAATGTGCTCGCCAATACCATCACGCAACTGTCGCAGTCGGTCCCCGGCGTCGACACGGTGACGAATGCGGCGGCCTTCACGAATGCGGTTAATGCGGAGTCTGACGCCACCGCGCTTGCTCGCTTCCAATCGTGGCTACTGAGCCTGTCGAAGGCGACGAAAGCAGCTATCGGTAACGCGATCACGTCGCTGCAGCAGGGTCTGACATACACGATCACCGAGAATTACACCTACGGCGGCGTCTATCAGCCCGGGTATTTCTATGTGGTGGTCGACGACGGCTCGGGCGTGCCATCTGACACGCTGGTTTCGACCGTCTACAACGCGATCGACGCGGTGC